CGCATCAGAAGGCGCCTCTGGGCTTGATCGCTACCTAGAGAAAATCGGCGCCAGGTCGCTTGCTCGACAGTAGCATGAACGCAGAGATAGAACTCAAGTACGCCAGCCTCCTGGCCTTCATCGAAGCCCGTGACCGGCAGTTGACTCTACCCATGGGCGAGGACTGCGGGAGGCAGTCCGGGCAGTTCGCGCCGGGCAACACGTGCGCTGCTGACGATCAGTCATCATCCGAGACCAGTCAGCCTCGCCCTCGTCCTCATCCAGTCGCAGGCGGCCCGCGATCCAACACCTCGAACGGATTCCCTGGCTCCTGGGGCCGAGATCGTCCGCTGTCGCACGCAGGCCCACTGCCTGGCCTTCCAGACATCAAAAAGATCAGCGCCGACAACGCCAAGCAAGTCACGACTTTTGCCAAGAAAGCAGGCTTCAAGAGCGTCGCGTCGATAGTTCGCTTCGGCGCAGCCGACGGAAAGGGCTCTGAAGTCGACATCACAGTGGACTCTGAGCGAGTCCGTCGCTCTGGACCGACGGAAGACTCTCCATCTGTAGTCGTCACGTCCGAGACGATGACGATCGAATCAAAAACACCTGTCTACATGGGCGGAACGCCCCAGCCCGGACAACGCCCGGTTGGCATGGCTGAAATCGACGTGGCGATCAAGAAGGACGGCGACGACCCACCAGTCGCGCTGTACGGCTTGTTCAGCGTTGACTACAGCGTGAAGTTGGCAATCAAGCGAGAGAAAGAGTCTTCGCAGCACGGAGACTCAGCCACTGAGCGACACCTCGGCGCGATGATCATCGACAAGATGCTCGCGTCCCTCGAAGAGGCCGAAAAAGCAGGCGTCTCTAAGGCCAAGACGCATGCCGCCGGAAGCGAGAACGACTCTACGTTTCAGGGGTATCGGCTCTGGGGGAGGTTTGGATTTGACGCTGTCCTGTCGGGCAGGCTGCGAGACCAGATCATGGACGCCAACGATGCTTCCGACTCGCCGATCTTGTCTCAGGAAGTAGCCCAAAAGGTCGTCGAAACGGGCAAGATCACTCTTCAAGACCTCATCAGCACAAAAGCAGGCGAGAAGTGGTGGTCTAAAAACGGAAGCAGCATCTATCTGACTCTCGATTTCAGCGACAAGAACAGCCAGGGATACCAGCGGTACAAGAAGATGCTGGACCGCTCCAAGAAAGCCAAAGAGCGAGGCCAGCGATCGTACGAAGACTTCTGCGAGTACGCGCTGACGACGTACCGAGACCTCGCCGAGTGGCGAGGCTTTGCGGACGAGTCCCTTGAGGTTCGGTACGCGAGCCTGCTCGCGTTCGCGCAGTCGCGGAATTGCGGCACTGGCGAAGGCGGATTCCAGAAGGGAAACACTTGCGCGGGCGGCAAGATCGCTGACGCGGCCGTGGGCGCAGCAAAAGGCGCAATCAAAGGTGCGGCTGTTGCGGCCGGGGCCGTCGGGCCGTTCCCGCCGTATGTCGTCAAAGGCGCCGCCGTCGGCGCCGCCGTCGGTGCCGTGAAGGGACTCTACGACAACAGCATGCAGCCCACGCGAGTCATGCAGAAGATCGACGAGATCGGCACGAGCGAAAAGCAAGTCGCTGATCTTGTGCAGCGTCTCGGCGGCTCGCCAAAGTCTGTCGCGAAGGTCAAGGACGGCAAACTGACGCTTCGCGTCAATAACAGCAAGGGCGAGAAAGTCTTCGACGTCGAGATGGGCAAGTCAAAGTACACGATCACGCCAGCACGTAAGTCAGGCACGCTGTCCAGCAGCGAGATCGCTCAAGTCAAGAAGATCGCCGACGAGAACTCCCCAAAAGAAGTGAGCGTCGTCGTGAAGTCCAAGTCGCCCTCGTATGTGGCGAAACTTGTCCGGAAGGGGTTCCAAGTCACAGCCAACGCTGCGGGCATGCTCGTTGCGACGGTTGTTCTCCCGACGTCTGCATCTGTTGCAGTCGCGATGGGAGAAGGCGTGGTGGATTCCCTGAAGAAAAAGAAGTGATGACACAAAGCGGCGATAAATGTCGGATGTGCGGTCGCGGTCGCATGACCACTCGCACGAGCAAGCCATGCGGCGAATATCAGGTTCGCTATCTGAAGTGCAGCGCATGCGGCGCACAGGCCCGTTCAGTCGTCTCAGCCAGCCGTTCGTGGCGACGCGAAAAAGTTGTGTGACACAACTTTAAGTCTCTTCGGGTCTCTGTTCTTCGTCTCGTAAGTTGAATCCTGTCGTTACACGCGGCAGGAACAACTCACCCACGAGACCAAGGAACAGAACGAATGGAATCGTCCGCCAAGATCAAGTCTCTTCTCGACGAACTCGCCGCTGTACTGGCTGAGATGGGCGCCCTTCAGGACGAGGTGTCCGACGAGCGTGCTGAGACCGTTCCGCCCGTTGAGGGCGAGGACGAGGAGATGGAAGAGGACGACGTCGAGGAGAAGGGCTACAAGCCCGAGGGCGTCGAGGACGCCGAGGGTGCGATGCCCGAGGACGAGGAGAAGGAGAAGAAACTCCGCTGCCTCTGCGAGCGTGCGGAGAAACTCCGCGAGAAGATCAAGTTCTACGAGGGCGTTGCTGCCAAGGAGTTGGAACTCCGGGCGGTCCTCGACAAGTCTACGCCCGCCACGGACTCGGCGGTCGCTTCTTACCCCAAGGCCAAGGAGGGCCGGTCTGTGTCGATCTACCACAATCTGCCGGGTGCCGGTCGTCTGAAGAACTTCAAGGGCCAGAACGCCGAAGAGCGTGCCTATCGGGCCGGTCAGTTCTATCGGGCCACGCTTCTCAAGGATCAGAGCGCCGCTCGGTGGTGTGCTGACCACGGCGTGGTCGACAGCCGCGCCCTGAGCGAGGGCATCAACTCGGCTGGCGGAATCTTCACGGCCGAAGAGGTGCTGAACGAGGTGATCGTTCTGGTCGAGACGTACGGGGCCTATCCTGCCCACGCTCGCAACCTCCAGATGAAGTCCGATACGCTCGTTATTCCTCGCAGGACTGGCGGCTTGAAGGCGTACTTCGTCGGAGAGAATAGCACGATTCCGGACAGCGATGCGTCGTGGGATCGGGTGCAACTCGTCTGCCGCAAGGTCGCGGTCTCGAACCGGATGAGTTCGGAGATTTTGGAAGACTCCGTGCTGAATCTTGGAGACTACATCACGGGCGAGATCGCCCGGTCGCTGGCCGAACTCATCGATACCGTGGGCTTTGTCGGCAACGGCAGCGGGGACCACGGCTCGATGATCGGCGTAGCCACCAAGATCAACGACGGCACCCACACGGCTGGCGTCGTGACGGCTGCGACCGGCAACACCGGGGCTCTGACTCTGGACGTGGACGATCTGATCGCCACGGCTGGCCGACTCCCGCTGTATGCCCGTGCCAACGCCAAGTGGTTCGTGAATCCGGCCGTGTTCGCCGCCAGCGTGCAGCGTCTCGGTCTGGTTAACAACGTGGGCCTCTCGGGCGGCAACACTGCCGCGAACCTCGCGGCTGGCGCTGAGATGCGGCTGCTCGGATATCCGGTGGTCTTCGTCCACACGCTTTCGAGCGCGGTGGGTGCCGACCCCGGTGTTGTGAAGTTCCTCTTCGGTGACCTCTCGATGAGTTCGTACTACGCGACTCGCCGGGGCATGACGCTGAAGACCTCGACCGACCGCTACGCGGAACTCGATCAGACGCTGATCGTTGCGACGAGCCGCTTCGACTGTGTCACCGCTGACTGCGGCGACAACACGAAGGCTGGTCCGGTCGTGGCTCTCAAGACTGCTGCTTCGTGATAAGTACGGACACACTCACCCTGAAACCCCTGACTGGAGAATCTGAAACGTGAATCATCTCGAAGGTACGAAGACTTCTGCAAGGATTTCGACGAGCGTGGCCGTGAACGCGACCCACAGTCACGAGATCGACACCTACGGTGCCGACTACGTGTCGGTCGACGTGGTGTACAGCCACTTCACCGCTGCGGCGTCCTCGTACGCCACGGTGCTGAAGGTGCAGCAGAGCGACACGGCTGGCAGCGGCCAAGTCGACGTCCCTGGCCTCTCCGTTGTGGCTGGTGCCGGTCGGACGACCGGCGTCGGCGTGAACGGTGCTGTGGCTCGGTTCAACGTCGATTGTCGCGGCAAGAAGCGTTACCTCACGGTCGTCACCACTCCGGGTCAGCCTGCTGCCGTTGCGACGGTGGCTCGGCTCTCGAAGTTGGAAGAGATGCCGACCGAGAAGAACGCTGCTGGTGTCGACGCTTTCGTGAGCGGTTGAGGCAAGTTTCGGGGGGGAGCCAAACTACGGGCGGCTCATCCACGGATGGTCTTGACTGGGCATGGATGCCCAAGCCGCCTCTTTGTTTACTCCATCAAGAGGCTTGGGTTTACATGCGAGTTATCGTCGGCAACGTAGAACATGATGTCCGAATCGCGGGTGCCATCTCGGTCCCGCGATTAGGCTTTATGGACAATTATTACTGTTCCATTCAAGCCTTCTCTCAGTTCGGCATCCCGCTCACGAAAGGCACCGGAGCCTTCTGGGATCAAGTGATGTCTCGGATTCTCACGGACTTGAGTCGTGAGGAGGCCGGATATGACTTCATCATCACGATGGATTACGACTCCGTATACGAGCCCGAGTGCATCTCGCGGCTCGTGTCGGCTGCTCTCTTGTCTGGATACGACGCCGTGGCTCCGCTTCAGACGAAGCGTGATGACCAGAAATTGATGTTCACGCCCAAGGGCATGTCCGGAGACCACGACAGCAAGATCACCTTGCCTCTGGAGTGGTGGGAAAAGCCCACTCAGCCCGTGGACAGCGCTCACTTTGGCCTGACCGTGCTGCGGACGGCGGCTCTTCGCCGCATGCCGAAGCCCTGGTTTCTGGGCGTGCCAAACTCCGACGGCGACTGGGCGGACGTCGAGCCCGGCGACGGCAAGACGGCTCGCGTCGATCCAGACATTTACATGTGGCGGAAGTGGCGGGAGTGCGGCAACACCCTGGCGATCTGCCCTCAAGTCTCGATCGGCCACGCGGAACTCGTGATCACCTGGCCGGATCAGCAACTGAAGGCCGTGCATCAGTATCCGAATCACTACTGGCAAGCAGGCGGGCGGCGACCACCTGAGGCGTGGGGTTCTCCTGAGCATGCAGCAAAGTGTGAGGCTAAGTAAGCGTATGAAAGTTCGACTCCTAAGAGACTGGTCGTATCACAAGCAAGGCGAAGTCGCTGAAGTCTTCGAGCCTACTGCTCGAAACTGGCTCATCAACGGCATCGCCGAGGCGGTCAGCGAGAGTCGTTCGCTCGACATCGAGGACGCTGTCGAGAAGCCCGCTCAGGCAGTCGAGCGGGCTGTCCTAGACCGCAAGCAGAAGAAATGAAGTCCTACGAGTTAGTCCAGCGGGGCAACGTCCGGTATCGCTCGCTCCGGCGAATTACAGAGCCTGTGGTCGAGCCTGTCTCGATCTCGGAGGCGAAGTCGCACCTTCGCATCGACGCTGACTTCACGGACGACGACCTCTATTTGCAGTCACTGATCTCGGCTGCTCGCATCCATGTCGAGACCGTGAGCGACCGGACTCTGATTCTGTCCCAGTGGCAGATGAAGATGGACGTGTTCCCGTCGTGGGACATTGAACTCCCAAAGCCGCCGATCGCAGTCGGGGACGTGACGGTCTCGTACATCCCGTCCGACGCCGTCTATCTCCCGGTTTTGTACACAAACTTCCGCGTCGACCGAGACTCGACGCCTGCGGCCATTCGCCCGCAGTGGAATGGCTCGTGGCCGTCGGCGAGAGGGGCAGAGAACGACGTTGTGATCACGTACTGGGCTGGGTACGGCCCGTCGCCCGCCAACGTGCCCACGCCCGCGCGTCACTGCATCTTGATGCTCGTGGCGTCGTGGTACGCCAACCGGGAAGCAGTCATCCAGGGCGGCATTAACCCCGTCCCCATGGCCGTCGAAGTCTTGCTTGGCGCGATCAACTGGGGGCAGTACCGCTGATATGGCTCTTCGTGCTGGCGATCTTCGCGAGTCCGTCACGGTTCAGGTCGCGACTGAGCAGACCAACGACTACGGCGAGACGACACTGACTTGGTCGGACTTCGCCTCCCGTCGGGCGTCCATTCGGGGCATGCGGGTCGACGAAATGATGAGCGCCCAAGGGCCGTACACGGTCGCGACGCACGACGTCGAGTTTCGGTATGTGCCTGGACTTCAGGCTGGCATGAGGCTTGTCTGGAATAGCCGCACGCCGAGCAGGACTCTGGACGTGATTCAGGTCACAGAGGGCGCCAACCGAGAGTCGCACAGACTTGTCTGCAAGGAGCAAGTCTCGTGATCACTGTCGAAATCCAGGGACTAGACGAACTCATCGAAGCAGTCCGCAGGATTCCAACGTCTATCGACCGCAAGTCCGTCTTCGAGGACGTCTCTCAGCAGTTCTCAGCGAGGCTCAGGGCGGCGACTCCGAAGGGCTACAGCGGCAAACTGCGAGACTCGGTGGTCTACTCCGCCGACGACGAGCAGGGTGAAGTGGGGTACGAGCAGGGCGTCGAGACCGCCGGAGACTCCAGCCTGGACAGCGTCATTCGGCCCAAAAGGCGAGGCAAGTCTGTCCTGGCTCGCAATTGGGTCAAGCCAGACGAACTGGAGGCTGTCCTTCAGGAGACGTTCGACTCCTACGCATCCGAGGGGTCCGTCTTCATGGAGACTCGCTTCGCGGAGGAGTTAACTCGTGGCCTATCCTGAAAAGTGGCTCCGAGCCAAGTTGGACGAGGCCACGACGGCTGGCGTCCACCCCATTCTGGCTCCTCAAAACGCCCCTCTTCCGCTGGTCGTGTACCGCAGGACCGGAACCCGCCGGGAGCGGAACATGGGCGGCAACGTCGGCAGGCCTATTGCCACGTTCTCGGTCTCGATCGTGGCCGAAAGTTACAGCCAGGCTAAGGACATCGCCGAGGCGGTTCGCCTGAAAGTTGACAACTTTACGGGCGACTACTCTGGCCTGACAATTGTATTTACCTCGCTCGCGTCCGAGGCGGACAACATGGAACGTCCAAACGAAGGACAGGCGAAGCCTCTGTATCGCGTCGATCAGGTTTACGAAGTTCGGTATCACGAAAACGTCCAAGGAGGGGCGTAAAAAATGGCCTACGAATCCGCACAGGGCTTGTCGTTCACGTTCAGCGGCAAGACGTTCCTGCTCACGAGCATCTCGTTCAACAAGAAGGTCGCCGAAATTGACGTCACCGACCTGAAGGCCTCGCACGGCTCGTATCGCTCCTATCGCGCTGCTCCGGTTCGGGACGGCGACGAACTGTCGATCGAGTTCTACGGCATGGACTTCCCGCAGATGACCGCAACGGGCGTTCTCCAGTGGCAAATGGACGGGTCGGGCAGCAACTCGGCCCTGATCTCGTCTCTGCCGACGGTGGCCCTCTGCACGTCGTCTCAGTTGCAGGCTGCGGCCGGTGAACTGATCAAGGGCTCAGCCACGCTGCGAATCACTTTGACTTGATGAATGCCGTATATCTCGTCGCACGGCGCCACGTTTACGTGGGGCACGTTCACTTTTCAGATCACGTCGCTGCAAGTCGCTGCCAATGCGGGAAGTGACATCGACATCACGTCGATGTCTTCCGAGGTTGTCAGCGACCCAGCGAACACTGATCGAAAGATGGTCGTGCCTGACTACGACACGGCCGTGTCGGCGAGGTACGGCAGCGAGATGTCGATTGAGTTCTTTGCCAGCAGAGACATTACGGCAGCGAACTACTTCGACGTCGTGGGCTCGAAGAGAACATTCACCCTGACGCTACCTCCGGGCGAAGGCACGGCGGCGTCAGGGACGTTCTCGATCAACAAAACGGCGATCCTGACTCAGATGAGTCTCGGAGCGGCCACCGGGGAGTATGTGAAGGGTTCGGCTTCGTTTCGTGTAACAGGAAGGTAATTTCCACATGGCTCTCAGTAAGGCTGCGATTCTCGCTGCGGACGATAAGAAGATGGTCGACCACGACGTTCCCGAATGGGGCGGCGCGGTCAAACTCCGGGTGATGACGGGCACCGAGCGGGATCGCTTCGAGTCCGAGTTCGTCAACGGCAACAAGAGCGTCGACATGGTGCGGGCGAAGTTGGTCGCCAAGTGCCTGTGCGACGAGAAAGGCGAGCGTCTCTTCACCGAGACCGAGATTCCCCAGTTGGGCGAGAAGTCCGCTGCGGTCCTTGACCGTCTCTTCGCCGAGTGCATGAAGTTGAACAGGTTCTCGAAAGAGGACGTGGACGACCTCGCAAAAAACTCCTAGACCGTCCCCGCAGGCTGTTCGAGTTCCGGCTCGCGCTTGCGCTTGGACGGTCCCATGCCGAACTTCTCGCGTCGGTCGATGCGGCCGAACTCGCAGAATGGGAGGCATTTTGGACAATAGAACCATGGGGAGACGAGTGGCGAAGAACCGCTCGTCTCGCCACGGCTCTATGCACTGCCTGGGGCTGTAAGCGTCTGGAGGAGGAGATGCTCATGCCCAGCCACCGCAAGCGACAGCAGACCAAGGAAGAGATGCTGGGCGAATTGTGGAAGTTGGCCGCCGCTAACGGAGCGAGGGGCTGACCATGGCGACGATTGGCAGTCTCGCGGTCGCCTTCACTGCGAACCTCAAGGGCCTTGAGGACGGCATCGAGGAGGTCGTTGACCTTTTTGATGATCTGGCGGAGTCCGCCAGTGAACTGTCCGAAAAACTCGATGGTGTTGCTGAGAGAAAGATCAAGGTCACCGCCACTGCGGATACCAGCGAGGTGGCAAAAGCCGCCAAGGACGTCGAAAGCCTCTCCGATACTGCCAAAAAGAATAAGATCAAGATCGAGACAGACGGCGAGGAGACGGAGAAAAAACTCACTGGCATCAAGGATGTCTTGAAAACTTTTGGCGAGGCCGCCAAGGAGGCTTCCGGATCACTGAGCGACTGGGGCGAGTCACTCAGTAAGGCCTCGGCAAAAGCGGCTGGCGGGCTCGGCGAGTGGGGCAAGTCGCTCGACAGCGCTGTCAAGAAGAACGAAGTTTTTCTCGCTCGCGGGTCTGCTACAGCGAGCCTTCTGGCAAACACGCGAGGCGTCCTGAACACGACAGCCAGCGCATTCACGAAGACTGGCAACGCCATCAAGTCCGTCGAGGGAGTCCTGAGCGGCGCTGGCGATTCAATCGAGGGCGTTGTTGTCGCGGCAGGGCGGGCAAACGCAGCGTACGCGGCGTTTTCAACAACCCTCGCGACCGGCAAGGTAATTATCGAGACCATCGGCGGAACGGCCGCAGTCACTGCTGCTCTTGGCGGGAGCGCAGCCGCAGCGGCAAAAGTCGTCGGCTCGCTCGGAGCATCGCTTGTCTCTGCCGCCACCGGAGTCGGCGTGTTTGCAGCCATCATGGCGACCACCAGCGCGCTGACGTCAGGCATGAGCGAAGAGGCTCGCGAGTATGTCCAGGCGTTCGTTGCGATGGGGGCCTCTCTCGTGTCTGCCGCCGCTGCGGCGCAGGCCGGGGCGGTCTCGTTTTCGGTCATCTCCAATGCTATCTGGAGTTCCTCGTCTGCGGGCGAGGCCCTGACGAAGGTGTTTTCCGGCGTCGGGAAGGCTGCGGCAGATGCCTCGTCTTCCATGGTGGCAAACCTTTCTCGTGTCTTGTCGATATTTAATCTCGCGAGAGTGGCGTCCGGCGAGTTTTCTCGCGCGCTTGACGGCATCGGAGCAAAGGCGGAGTCGATTCGCAACATGGCCGAGCGTTTCGGCGCAACGACTGGCGAAATGGAGGTTCTCACGTTTGCCGCCGAGGCGGCTGGTGTAAGCATGAGCCAACTCGCCAAAGCCTCTCAGGCTTTCTACACGAACGTCAGCAAGGTCAAGATCGGCCAACTGAACGTCGACTCGGTGCAGGAAGCCAAGTTCGCGTTCGACAGGCTTGGTGTTTCAATAAGCGAACTGCGAAACAAGAGCCCGCAAGAGGTGTTCAGCCTTGTTTCGGAAGAACTCTTGGCCGTGAAAGACCCGGCCGACAGGGCTGCGATTGCTTTTGATCTTTTCGGAAAGCAGGCTGTCAATGTGCTGCCAGCACTGCGGGGGCTCAAGGAGGCCGCAGCCGACGCCGCGAGGCTCGGGACTGTCACGAAAGACATTGACTTCAAGATGTTCGAGGGAGTCGACGCTTCCTTTGACCGACTGAAGCAGGCAAGCGGCAACCTGTCGTCGACCATGATGGTCGCGTTCGCGCCGCTCCAGGCAGGCATCAACAACTTTCTTGCCGACCTTCAGGGCGGGCTCGTCGCAGCGATGGGGCCAATAAGAACGGCGATGGCGGCGGCGACCGTTCCGATTCAGGTGTTTCTCGAAGTCGCCGGTCGCATTGTGAATATCTTCCTGCGCATTATTGGCGTTGCTGGGACTTTTATTGCAGCGATGCTTGAGGTGACAGCGATCGCCCCGGCGTGGTCCGCCATTGGCAGCGTCATTAAAGAGGCGCTTGCATACATTGAGCAGGCCGTCGACTTCGCCCAGAACGCAGCCGCTGCGTTTTCTTCTCAACTTAATCCGGCGGTCGAAGAGTCGGCGAGCGCGCTCGACCGGCTGGCGTTTGCCGCGAAGACTTTCGCGACAGTGATTCTGTCGGCTGGAGTCGGCTCTGCCGTCATGCAGTCGTTCGGCATAAGCGCCAGCGCAGCGCTTGCAAAGTTTGCCGCTGGCTTGCTGAAGGTCAATTTTGCGACGATTTTCGGCGGCATTCTCAAGTTGGTTCGCATGCTGACGTTCGACATCGTCGCCGCGTCTTCTAAGTGGGTGGCGAGCGTCATCCTTATGGGAACTTCGTCGCTCGCGGGGCTATTGACGCCGTTTATGGCGACCGTCGCGGCGGTTATATCCGGCAACTCGGCGATGGCTGTCGCTTCCACGGCGACAGGGTACGCCATGGCGGCGGCATGGGTGATTGGCACGCTCGGGATCGCCGCAATCGCCGTCGCGATCATTGCCGTAATCCAAAACCTTGACTCGCTTTACGAGTTCTTCTCTGACTTTGGCAATAACGTCAGCAGGCTCTTTACTCTGGAGGGACTTAGCGAAGCAGCCGACGCCGTCGTTACTGCGATCAAGAAGGCTTTCTTGGACGTCGCCGGGTGGGTCGGAGGTTTCTTCGGCGGCATCATCGGCGGCATCATCAAGGCCATCAATGGCATAAAGACGCCCGAGAAGATAAACGCAGCCAGCGCGTCTGTCGGCGATGTTGTAAAGTCTCGCCAGCAGCAGCAGATGTCGCAGTTTCAGGCGGAAGCGTCTGTCGCTGGGATCACTGGAAAGACGCCTGAATTGCCGACGGAGGACTACAGCGCACTGTCCGCGTCCGTGTCACGCGCTCGCGGCGAAATGATCGGCCTCTCTCTCAACGCGGCCAATTTCGGCGAGGCTGGCCGAAAGGCATTTACGGCAGCGAAGGCCGACTTCGACAAGTTGCAGCAGCAACTTGCCGACAACACGCTCGAACTTAAAGTCATCACTGATGAAAAGGGAATCAAGAGGCAAGAGACTGCCCTGGAGGCATTCGAGAGAAGGTCAAAGGAGATTAAGGGCAGGCTTCGCGAGAACTTAAACCTTGCTGACACGATTTCTCCAGAGCAGTTTCAGCAGTCTGCGGAAGACATGCGAAAGACCGTTCAGGAGGCTTTTGCTCAGACCCGAAATGTGATGCGGGGCGTCGATCTTGGCAGTGACTTGAATACAGACAAGTTCTTTCCGACCTCGTCCGAGGTCAAGAAAGCCGCCAGCGACTTCGCCATGTCGTACCAAGACGAACTGATCGCCATCGAGGAGAAACTTCAAAGCGGCGGATTCGGCAACGGGCAGTCTGCCATGCGAGCAGCACAGCAGGCGAGGGAAGACGCGAAGGCCAAGTTTGACCGCAACATGGGCAAGGTCAACGCTGATGTCTCTTTCGCGAGTGACATTCGCAAGGCACTGGAAGACGCATTCCTGACTCCGTTGCAGAAATACGAGAAGCGCCTCGAAGACATCCAGAAAAACAAGTCACTCACGGCCCAAGAAAAGTCTCTTGCGACCGTCGCAGAACAGAAGCAGATGGTAGAGGGGACTTTCGGCAAGTCGGCAGGGAGTTCACTCCGCGACAAGGAGGCGATGTTCGCGGAGGCCACGGCCGTCGACCAGTACGGCAGGACAGCGTTCATGTCGTCGGAGGGCTCTCGCGCCGCCGGAGATGCCAGAGCCTCTGCCGAAAGAACCAAACTCGACGTCGAGCGACGCAAGGCCGCAGGCCTCGATGCCACTCCTGCCCAGCAACTCAA